CGGGGTTGCGCTCCCGAGCCCGGTCGATGATCCGCCGGTAGGTGTCGGCGGCGGCATGGTGCGCCTCGTCGATCACCAGGAGATCGAGGGCTGGCATCGCCTCGAGGTTGGCCGGCCGCGCCAGCGTCGGCACCATCGCGAAGGTGACCTGGCCGGCCCACGACTTCTCCTTCGCGTCGACCACCGAGGTGCCGATCGCCGGATTGACGCGGCCGAACTTGGATCGGTTCTGCTCGGTCAGCTCGTCGCGATGGGCGAGGACGCAGGCCTTGGCCGCACCGCCGGAGAGCAGATCGCCGGCGACGGCCGACAGCATGATCGACTTGCCGCAACCGGTCGGGGCCACGCCCAGGGTGTTAGAGTTCTGCCTAAGCGCGCGAACGCTGCGCTCGACGAACAGACGCTGTCGCGGTCTGAGCAGCATGGCTGCGCGGTCCGGTTACTGTGCCCAGGTCGGGCGAATGCCGGACTTCGGCTGCACCGGTGCTGCGACTGGTCCGCCGGCCGGAGCCGATGCCGCCGGCGCGGCTGCAACGCCACCGCCCATGTGCCGCGCGTAGTCCCGGTGGTCCGGGGTGATCGCCTTGCGGATCTCGTTTTTCGGATCGCCGTTGACGTCGTCGCCGACGTCGACACGAGCGAGGAACTCGAGGCCGTCGATGTCTCTGAAGCCGCTGATGCGCCGTGCCGCCTGCGCCTCGGGCGAGGTGTCCTTATCCGAGATGCCGCGCGCCGAGTTGAGCATGCCCCGGATCAGCGCCCGGCCCATGTTCGCCCACTCCGGCCCCTTCGGACTGTAGAGGCCGATCAGGGTGAAGATCTTGCGCCAGGCATACGGGCCTTCGAGGACGGTGAACTCGGCGTTGAGGTAAACCGCACCGCTGTCGCCGCGCGTGGCATATCCGCCCGTCCAGCCCTGCGCCGGGTCGTCGTAGCCGCCCGGGCGGATGGTGAGGCGCACCTTGACGATCTCGCCCTTCGGCATGATCGAGGTGTTCTGGGCGTCGTTGAAGTCGTTCCAGGAACCGGTCATGGTTGGAAAGCTCCTTTATCGTCATGCTTGCGATGGTTGAGGGGTGTCGGCGTCACGAGAGGCGGGGCGGCCAAACTCCATCCTCTCGTGCGCCGGCTTCACGGGGCCGCGGATCTTCGCCATCAGCCGGCCCAGATGCGGCTCTTCGATCATTTCGAGCCGTCCCGAGCGGTCTTTGGCGGGGAATCCCCAGTCATTGAGGGTCTGGCAGACGAAGGCCCGGAAGGGCTTGCCGTCTGCCGCCGGCATCTCGGCCATGGTGATGACCTCGTCGACGATGCCGGGAAGCTCGCTGCCGGTCTTCGCGCCGTCGATCTGCGGGGCGAAGAAGCGGCGGTTGAAGTCGTCGAGCTTCTCGTCGAGGATCCCGACGAACCAGACGTTCTTGGCCCGCGTGTGCTGCAGGTGGGTGAGCCAGCCGATCATCTCGCGGCCGTGCAGCCCATAGGCGCCACGCACGTCGGGACGGCCGGTCTTCTCCGAGAATGCCTCGGGCTGGCCCTTGCACCATTGGAAGCACAGCCGGCCGGCGACGGTGATCGAGTCGACGAAGATCGTCTGATAACGATCGAGAACGGCCCGCTCGCCGAAGCGCTCGCACACCGCGTCGAAATGCGCCGAGCTGTAGGGTTGATCGTCACGCAGCGCCGGGTTGGCGCCACCGATGAACACCGCGAAGTCCCGGCACTCGGGCCACGTCCGCGGACGGATGGTATCGCCCGGCCAGCCTTCGATGGCGAGGTCGCCGGCCTCGAGGTCCATGAACAAGGTGGTCTCGGGGGCCAGGGTCCAGAGCAAGCTGGTTTTGCCGATCCCGCTCTTGCCGAAGATGCAGCCTTTGATGCCGCGTCTTTCCGCGAGCCGCTCGTCGGCCGAGATGATGGGAAGGGCGGCCATCAGGCGGCATCCATTTCCCGGCGCGCCTCGATCGCGTACCGCGGCTTGCCCAGCTTCAGGGTGCGGGCCGGCTCGAACAACCGGCGGATCGGTGAAGGCCACGCACCATATGCGCGCTCGCTGACCTCGTAGGTGGTGCGCACGTATTCGGCCGGATCGTCGCCGGCCTTAAGGATACGGCCGACGATCGCCGCCAGCTTGTCTTGGTCCCAGTCGATGCGTTTCGTGACATCGGCGATGATGACGAACAGGCCGTCGCCGAGCCGCACCCGGCCCGAGTCCTTGCCGTCGGCGGCGCGCAGCTGCCGCGCCCGCTCGCCGAAGCGGACATCGAGCCCGGCGTTGAGCCGTGCTTCGGCGTCGGCGACGAAGGTCTTCATTGCGGCGAGGCTGTCGGCGAGGGCGCTGAGAACCTCGATCGGCTGTGCCGCCACCTTGCTGGGCGGCCAAGCGCGCAGCTGCTCGAGGGTGACCTGATCGATCATCGGGAATGCTCCTTCTCTCACGTCACGCTCCTCGTTTGCGTCGCTGATCGGGTGCGGCCGGGCCCCGACGCCGCCTTGGAGCCTTGCGGTCGGGGTATTCGCCTCGCGGCTGTCGTATTCCCCCGAAGACCCGGCCGCTGATTTCATGGGTCGGTGCTATTCGCCTGCTGCAGCGCCGCGGAGACCGGCATGCCGTCGCCGGCGCCGTAGCTGATCAACAGATCCAGAAGCTGGGTCAGTGCCTTGGCCTTGCACTGGTCATCGGCGATGCTCTTCCAAAGCGCGGCGACCGCCGCCCGAAGCTCGCCGACGGTGGCGCACCTGCTGCCGAACAGCGGCCGGTAGATCGGGTCGTCGCCATCGTCGACCGACGGCACCGAGATCGCGGCGGGCAGGTCGGCGCGCACGTGTGCCAGCATGCCGGGCAGCACCAGCTGCTCGCGCATCGATGTGCCGACGGCGCTCCAGCGCTTGATCTCGCGGTTGACCAGCCGGGTGACCGCATCCTCGGCCAGCCGCTCGCCGAGCATGCCGATCAGATCGCGATGCCGAGCGCAAACGCTGCGCGCGATGTCACGCGCCCGGCCGCCGCCCTCATGCAGGGTGCTGGCGATCTCGTCGCGGACGCAGTCGCGCAGCCGGCAGAACATGGAGTCATGCGGCATGACGTTCCCTCCACAGGGTGAGGAAGCGCTCGAACCAGGCGAGCCGCTCGGCAGCCCTGGCGGTGACCCAGTCGCGCATGTGCTCCGGCACGGCAGCCGCCGCGTCGGCCGGATCGAGAGGCGGAATGTCCTGCAAGAGCTCGAACCGGAGAGTGCGGTAGGCGTCTGCTGCCTTGTCCTCCTCCGGCGTGGTGAAGGCGTGGTATTTACCGTCAGAGGCGAGCACCAAGGCGCCGGTCTGGCGCGAGCGCTCGATCGCCTGTCGCGGCGTTGGCAGCGGCACCGGGCCGATCGCAGCCTCTTTCGCCGCGCGCCGGATATCCGCCACCGCCCAACCGGACTGTTCTTCTTTCGGCGCTGCCTTGACGGCGCGCGCGGCGGCGCTGATCGAGACCTCGCCCGCATCCATCGCCGCGACGACATTGGGCGCGCCGCCCGCGACGACACTTTTCGCCAACCGGTAGGCACGGCTGCTGTCGAAGCCCGCCTTCTGGGCCGCGATGTCCCGTGTTTTCTCGCCTGGCCCAACTTGTGGACCACGGTCCACAGGTTGCGCTTGATCCGTGCGCTGGCCCTGGCGGCTGCCGATCTCGGCACGCACCACCTCGGCGATGGCGACGCGCTCGCTCGGCGTGAAACCCTTGCGAACCTCGTTCTCGGCGTATTCGCCGGCAACGATCGAGGGCACTTCGACGATCCGGGCGGGGATGGTGGTCCACCCCAGCATCTGTGCCACCCGTAACCGTCGCTCGCCGAAAACCAGGACGCAGTCGGCGGTGACGCCGATCGGCTGCAACAGGCCGATCTCGCTGATGCTGTCGGCGAGAGCCTGCAGATCGCCCATGTCGTGCCGATGCCGGGGGCCGACGCGGATCTGGTCGAACGGAAGATGCTGGATGGCGGGGAACTCGATGCCGCTGGTCATTGGTCGCGCAGCCGGCTCTGGCGACCGGAGGTCGACGGCAACGCAATGACTACCTGGTTCCGCAGCTTGCCGCGCTTCGGTGCGAAGCTCTGCGCCGCAACCGCCACTGCGCTTTGGTCGGTGCAGCTACGGACGTGCGCCGCCTCGAAAGCTTCGACGTCCTCAATCCGGTAAAGAACCTTGCCGCTGACCTTCAGAAAGCGCGGCCCGTCACCGGTCCAGCGCCAGCGCGCGAGCGTCTTCCACGAGATGTGCCAGCGAGCAGCGAGCTCGTTCGGACGGAGGTAGCGGACGAAAGTGCCAGCTTGGTCCACGTGTCGCGTGGGCGATTGCACGCCAAGGCCAGCTTCGGGGAGAGAAGATCGTGACATTCCGCATCACCGCGATTTCGACGCGCCCAGCCTCTCGGCGTCGAGCGCAACTCGTTGATTTCGCGATGATTATGGGGACTTCAGCGCAGCGGAGATATGCGCAGTAAGGACGAAAGACGTGACAATCTCAGCGCGTGAAGCCTTTGTTTTTCTTCACTCCGCGCGGAGAGTCGTGACATTCGCCGGCGAAACCGTGACAGGTCTTGCCGGTTGCGTCTCTGGAGGCAGCTGGTTAGGCGCCACCAAGAACAGCGAGGGGTTAAGACGGTACCCTCGCCATTCCCAGGTCTGGATCACATCCTCGTCGTCGAGCTCACAACCGACCTTTCCCCGAAATCCCGCGGCGAGCGCCTTTCGGCACCGGAGCACTCGCTGCCGGACGGTATGCTCGGTGACGCCGAGCACCTTCATCAGCCGCTCTTTCTTGAGGTACTCGAAGCTCTGCTTATCGACGCCCTTTTCGAGGTCGGATTGAAACTGGTCTGCAAGGGCTTTGATCAGCGCGTAGTTAGCTCCGGTGATGCTGACGCCGCCGAGAAAACGAGCGGCCTGCCGTTCATCGTCAATGGTGAAGATGATCGGCCGATTGACGTATCGAGTTTCGTCCGCCGCTGCCTGCTCAGACGGCTTTGCCTCAATCTCCGCCGGATCTTTGTAGCTTGGCGGAGCCGAGACTCGAGACACTACCAAGGACAATAGGCAGGTTTCAGGCAGTGCCTGCGTGCGCAACAGCGGCGCATGCGTCTGGATTGCGCTTTCGACAACTTGGTTGACCGTATTCGCGTGACGCCTATGCAGATCATAGATCCGTCTCGCATTCTCATCCGGCGTGCCAGGGAGATGGCGCAGCACCCGGAACGTCTGTCCATAGGTCGCGAGGAAGGCCATCTCCGACATGCCGGCCAGTTTATTGGCTGAGAGCACGTAGGTCTCGGCCATGGTGAGTTCCGGACCCGGCTTTCTTTTTCCAGTGAACAGATCGACATGATACCGATCCGGCGCTTCATGCTCCTCCAGGCCTGCGCCGAGGATGCCAAACCGCCGGTCGACGCACTGCGAACAGACGCCGCAGTGTTTGCCGATGCGAGTCGCCGTCCGCACACGCGTGCAGCTAAAGGTCTCACCGATCAATTCTGCGCAACCGTGGTCGGCAATGATCCGGACGACTTCGCTCTTGGTTTTCCAGAAGTAGGGGTTCTCAACCGCGATCGTGTCGTCGAGGATATTCGAGAACAGTCGGCTGAATCCCTCAAGAACGCGCGGGTGCGTCGTTCTCGTTGCTCGCGCCCCCAACACGTGCTCCGCTGTCGGGAAGTTCAGGCTGACGATCCCGTTTTCAAAGAAGAGGATGCGCTTGCGGCCGAATAGCGCCGCGACCACCGCGCCCAGGGCAGCGAACAGGAAAGAGCGAGTCCTCTGCGTGTATTCGCAACCGCGCTCATGGTTCTTGTTGACGACCACGGGAACATGAAACAGCTGGCACGCGCGCGTCCGTTGGCGCAACGCGTCAACAAGCGTCGTCTGCCTCGATGCCACGATGGTCGAGGACTGGTGGCTGACCAGCGCGACGTTTCTTCCAGCACCGATGAGCTGCGCGACCGCACCGGCAAATGAATCCAGCCCCCCGGAGAAGAGCACGACCTCGTCCGGCTGGAACCCGCGTACGGACGATGATTCACCAAATTCGAGATAGGGCTGGATGGAGGGTGGGTTCGAATAGGGAACGAACTCGAAGCGGTATTCGTCTTCGGACAGGAAGCCCAAGGTGTCCGTCAGTGCCTCGAGGACCGGCGTCGACGACCAGATGTCCGGCTGCCGCACGGGAATCTGGAAGTCGAAGTTGCGGCGCCAGTCCGCACCCATGTCGCGCATCAAATCGGTGCCGCGATTGGTGAACTGGTCGGCGCAGTAAATGTATGCGGCAATTTCCAGGAGGTCCGTCAAAACGTCGGGCACGTTCTGGACCATGCGGGTCGATATGTCGCGAAGCTGCAGGTTCACTTTGTCGAGCGAGCCCTCAAACGCCTGCGTATCGAGGTGGATGACGCGGTCGGACTTGGAATCGGATTTATTGGCGGTGAGTCCGCCGCAGAGGATCCGCCGCTCAGCCATCGGCGCTGCTCCGCCGCCTCAGCTCCTCGCGGATCTTCTGGAAGGCGACGTGGACGAAGCCGCCGGCCTTCTTCTCGTCGATGTCACCTTCCTCGTAGCGTGTCTTTGAGAACCACTCGCCCGAGAACTCCTTGATGATCCGCGAGGTCTCACGACAGTGGAGATCGATGCCGCTCTCGAATTGTGCGTGCTCGGCAACCGAGCGGAATCGCCCATTTGCGCCGACATGGTTCGAAAGCTCGCGGCTCAGGAAATAGTTCAGGTACCGCCTCGTCAG